ATTAAAAGCTATGACAATGTATTGTTCCATATCAGTAGCTCCAGTAGAACTACCTTCTGTTAGCATATATGCGCTAAATGTTTTCATCAAAATTCCCCATCTCCGCTTTACATATATTTATAATCTTTCCCATCTAATGTGTAAACCACTTTTTCAATACCGAATGTAGCGATAGCACGAGCACAACCAGGGCATGGTTTAGCAAGACCGTGCATCCAGTAACGATTTTTATTATCTCGTTTAGCCCGAGCAATGTATAGGGTAGACTTAGCAATCTCTTCATGCGACACACGCCTCAAAGCGTTTTTAATACAATCTGTCTCAGCATGAAGGTATATTGCATCTTCGTTCTTAGCAAACTCAGCTTGAAATGGATGGGACTTCATTTGACTGAATCCATATCCAATAATGTTATTTTTATAAACTAAACAGGCTGAAAGACGAGATGATTTTACAGGATCAATGTCTTGCGCTAGACGAAACAGATTATCAATGATACGACTGTTGCGGTTCAAGATACTCATCCCAATACTGCTTGCAAATAGACATGAACTGCTGTTTAGTAGCAGTCAAGTTGATCTCATAAATCCAATCGTCAATCATACCTTCATCAACTGGATCATATCCATTACGTTTTAGATCCCATACAGCAATGTCACGAATGACTGAGTTAATCATATCTATTGCATCTTCATAGTTCATTTTGAAATCCTCTTGTCTCTTGATTGCATTGCTTTGGTATACTCAAATCCTGTTTCTTCTACAAACATTTTAGCGAGTGAATCTTGAAGTTTATACGCTTCAGTTTCCCATGGCTGTTTAGCATAAGCCATATTGTTCCGAATCTTCTTACCTTTCCATTTACGAAAATGATGTTTACCACCAAGAGTGATACCAACCTCTTTCAACTCACCACGAGCCATCTGACGAACATGGACCATTTCATGGCATACTGTAAGAATCATTTCTAGGAATGTCTGTTCTGCTCGGAGTTGAATAGAAAACTCACGACCACAAACACCCTCGTCTTCCCATACACACCAACCATCAGCATCCAACTTTCGCTTAACATAAAAGTCGATACTTACAACACGAGAGAGGCGAGGTCCAAGAACTTTACGAGCAGCCCAATGAGCAACCTCTGTTACAAGATTTTGTTGAGTTTCAGAACCGCCCTTGATAGACATATTCATCAAGCAATCTCTCCTTGTTTTCTCATCATATATACATTATATAATTAAAAAGAAAATAAGTCAACCCCTAAAATGATATTATTTTAAATGCCCCAATCCGGACCTAATAGAAACACTGGTTTATATGCACTGGCTTCCTTCTTGGTTTTCCACCACGTAGTTTCATTACAAACTAAGCATTTCCAAGGTTTAGATTTCTGAGGGGGATTATTATCTTTTGATATGATCTTAATAACTTCTATCATCCTAACCACCTATAAATTCCAATGAAGTTCACCACAGTGAACGCCAAAGACATCCGCATCAGACCATATTCTTTCATACGCCAAGCAGCAATCGACCATGCAACCGAACCGGCTGTAAAGAATATGAAACCATACCCAGAGAGAGGAGTGTTCGTCGCAACCATCAAGGCTCCAACGATACCACCAATCTCTCCGATCAGTTTTAACTTTTTCAAAACACCACCATTGCCATGTAAGCAACAGCGAACAGGGCAAGGATCGAAACGAATTCAGCGATACGTGTAATCATTATGCAGCACTCCTAATTGAAGCAAGATATTTACGAACGTTTGGGGAAACATAACCCTTTGTCTCAAGAGCCTGAACTGGAGCCAGACCACTGTCAAGCAGATCGAGGTACTCTTCGACGGTAAAATTATCACGAAGAAACTTCTTGAATGCAACCATGCCACCAGTCTTGAACCGAGCAATAAATGCTTCTTTCTTCATACCGATCCGTGAAGGGTGTATCTTGTCTGCACCGTAGACTTCATCGTAGGTCTTCTGACCTTCGAAGGGTCCGACATAGTTGAGGTACATGCCGTCAAACTGGAAATTTTCGTTCACAAACTTGGTCATATCAATCTCTCTTTCATTTCTCATCATATATAGAGTATAGCTTGTTTTAATAATAATGTCAACCCATAAAATGCATTATTTTTAAAAAAGAATTGAATGATATCAATGACTTAGTATTCTGATGTAACTTTGTTATCTAAATTCAATCCATATTTTAAGTCTCGCAGCATAAAATCTGGAATTGAACCCTCAAATCCAGCGTTCTTTAATTTATCAGTAACCATGCTGTTTGCAAGGTTTTCGTTTCGTGTGTGAGCCACATAGCGTTCTCGCTCACGGTCGTAGATACGGAATGTTTTACCCGCTTTACGAATCTCAAACATATTTTGCCGCCTCCAAATATTTACGATAGCCTTCTTGAACCCAACCATCATTTCGCCCATTTTTTGCTTCATATTCACATTCTTTCAAATAAGCAATTCGTGTTTCTTCATTCATTTCTCTTAGGAGGGAAATAAACTGCTGAAGTCCTTGCGCCCCGATTTTTTCGTCATCCATTTCATTTGATCCTCTTCTTTCTGTCGTTCACCATATGTACTGTTATCCATTACTGGTTTATCGTTCATAATATCATCTTGTGCAGACTGCTCGGTATTGAACAATCGCATCTTTGCTCGGTCAATTCCAACTACGAATCGTTTGTGAGCAGTGATGTCGTTGTATCGATTCTTCAACTGTTTGACCATAACTTGGCCAAGATTTTCCATTTCTTCAGTTGAGATAATCGCACACATGAAATCAACAGTCGCTGGCAAACCAAACGACTCTGATGTATCTTCAAGACCAGGGTCGGTGTTTGTTGAACCAGTACGATTGATTTGTGTGGCACTGACAATCGGTAGATTTTTCTCAACAGCAAGCCCACGAAGTTCTTCAGCGATTGCTTTGATGTATGAGTAACTATTGACGTTGGCACCAAACTTCAATCGTGAAGATGCACAGATGTTGAGATAGTCAATGTAGATAATGTCTGGTCGAAAGTTCTTCTTGAGATGAAGTTCATTCAGCAGATGCCGAAAGTGACCAGAGCCAGCAGTTGCTGTTGGATATTCTTTTACAATCAATTTACCACCAGTCTTCAACCGAAGACGATTGATTTTATCATCGTATATCTTCTTAGGAAACCCTGTAAGTTCAGCAATAGGAATGTTCAGTAGATTTGAATCGATTCGTTGAGCAATCCGTTCTTCTGCCATCTCCATTGTGATATAGAGTACATTCTTACCAGCCAGAAGATTTGCAGCAGCAAAATGACACATGAATAAACTTTTACCAGCGCCAGTTGGTGCCATGATTACGTTGAGTGTTTTGTTAGGTAAACCACCATCGGTAATCTTATTAAAGTATTCGAGGTCAAATTCAATCTTATCTTCTTTTTGATTGTAGAACTCATATCGCTGGTCAGCATTTTCAATAAAGTCATGCCCAATATAATTGTCGAATGAAACACCAAGAGCATCGGATAGTATCGTGGGAATACTACCTTTATCATCAGTTTTGCTTTTACCTTCAATGATATTGATTGAACTCATGATAGCATTGAACACTGCCTTCTCTTGACAGAATTCTTCTGTGTTGTCAATCAACCATTCACTATCTTTTTTCTCAAAGGTAAGACCATCGATATATTCAACAAGACTTGCAAATGTCTGTTCTGGAATATTGCTTTTCTTATTGAGTTCAATGAGAAGAGTTTCTTTTGTTGGAAGACCATTGTACTTAGCAACGAATGAATCAATCTCTTCAAACAATACTTTCTCTGTTTGATCTTGAAAATAATCAACCTTTAGAAATGGTAATACTCTCCGTGTATATTCTTCATCATAGATTAGGTTGCTCAGTATTGTTTGTTCCAGTCTCATCCGATGTTGCTTCCTCAATGATTGCTACTAAAATATCGCCAAGATGTTGTTCAAATTCTCGATGGTCTTCTTCTGTAAAATTATCAACATCTAAATTTTCGGGTGTTGAGATAACATCATACTCAAATTTAAGAGTTGCATTTTCTTCATCTTCTTCAAGAAATCTAACAGTGTGGTAATTATAAATTATACCACTCCATTTATCAGAAGTCAACTTAATTCGAGCGAGTTTTTCATCTTCATATTCATCGAATAGAACTTCATAATCATTCTGTATCGTCATCTTCAACCTCATTTTCTACGGATTCAACATCGTCTTTCATAATCAAACCAGCACTATCCATACTATATTGATTGTGAATATAATCTTTGAAGTCTGTCTTTTCAAACATCATCATCCAGAAATCTTTATTATCAATGATTTCTTTTGCACGGAGAAGTTTATCAGAAAGCACTTCACCAGTTGCTGGATCAATCGCTTCGTACCAACCCATCTTTGGTTTGTTGATATAACCACCTTGTTCTGCTACATCAAGCAAGCCAGACCACTTGCTAATACCACCTTCAAATGTGACCGTGATTGGAATCTTTGACTTCTCACGAACATGGCGAGACTTCTCAATATTGATAACAAAGTGATAACCTTTAATTTCTTTGCCGTCTTTCTCTTGTTGACGACCAACAATCCAGATAGCATCTGAAGAGTAGTATGCACCAGTGCCACCAGACACAATGTCTTTTGGATATAGACCAATCTCTTTATACGTGTGATTGACGGCAACTAGGGGAATATCTTTGAGATTGAGATGTGGTGTAACGATACGGAACAGAGACTTCATCTGCTTTGCACGAGACATATCAGCAACTGACTTCTCGTTTAACGCATCTTCAACTTCTTTCTTTGAAGCAAGATTACCAATCGAATCGATAACAATACAGACTCGGTCACCTTTGTCAATATTTTTCAACTGATTAGTAATATCAAACTTCAACTCTTCAATATCAGTGACAGGAGTATGAACAACACGCTCCATATCAATACCGAATGATTCAAAGTATGCTTGTGGTGTACCAAACTCTGAGTCATAGAATAAGATTACTGCATCATCATATTTCTTTTGATATGCAGCAGCCATTAGCAGAGCGAATGCTGACTTAAAGTGTTTAGATGGACCAGCAAGCATCAGCAGCCCTGGTACCAAACCACCATCAATACGACCCGATAGCGCAACGTTAATCATTGGCACAGGAGTGGGTGCCATGTCTTTCTTACCAAATACTTTCGATTCAGTAATAATGGATGTGAGTTTAATGGTAGAGTTTTTAGTAAGTTTTTCAAGTATAGACATATTCACCTCAATAAGATTACAACAACAAGATATAAAACAAAAAACCAAAAAAAGAATGCAACACGTTTGTATCTTTTACTCAAACTTATTATCTTTGCGCCAATAAAAAAGATTGCATAGATAAAAACTGGTATACAAAAAAATAATAAAATGCCAAAAACTATACCAAATAAAGTTTGCCATTCCATTCTATTCCCTTCTAGTAGTTTATATTATATTACTAATAGATTGAAATGTCAATCTTTTTTATTCACATTTCCAAATGTTCCATTTTCACGAAGTGCTTTTTCGTTTTTTTCTTTACGAATATCTGTAATAGAACCATAATTGGAACTTGTATTTGCTACAGATTTCTTTTGTTTTCTTTTTTCTTTGTCAGGTTCAAGTTCCTCGCTCCACTCTACAGTGTTTTCGGGATCTTCATTTTGAATAAAAAACTCTGGCTGTGATTCGTCGGTCTCTACTTTAATTTCATTCCATTCATCATCAACATTATTTACGTTGACCGCCGTCTTGATTGATTTTGGTTTGTGAAGACTCATATTTGCAGCAATCAAAAGGAGAACAGCAAGAGGATCGAATACGAAAATAATAGTTAGAATGACCCATCTCACCGCATCTTCCATAATTGTTTTTGGATCATCTACGAATAGTGCAGCAATGTATTTGATTGGTCCAACTTCAGCTTCGAAGCCTAGTTGTTGTTTCTCCAGACCAACTCTCTCCATTCTGAATTTCGATATATTCTCTGATGATGAATCAATGATTCCTCGTAGTTCATCTCGTTCAACTTTTTGCGACTTTCGTACGGCAATTGCTCCATCTTCTCCACGGATACGGTCATACTCTGTGAGCGTCTGGACTGCCGAATCGAGTTGCGAGATAACTTTGTTGGCATCATCTATTATCCTTTGTTCTCTATCAATACGAGATTGAATAGTTGAAATTTCTAAAGAATTGTCACCTGTAATAATCATCTGGTCGATATGCGCTTTTGATAAGAATCCATAGATTCCCATCGATGTAATAAACATTAAAACAACAACCGCTGATGTCAAATACCAGCGTAAAACTCTTGGTGCAGTTTGCCAGTTATGATATAGCCACGATGCTGTTACAAGTTTACCGACTTCAAGTACACCACCCATAATAGCAATAGCAACTGCGGCTGATGAAAAGATTGCCATTAAACCGACAATCGAATACCATGCAGCAACACCAGAAATAGCGAGTGCTATTAATAGAGTAAGAATTCCCATGTTAACCTCGTGTAAGCGCCAAGACTTTATCAATCGTAGCTTGAACTTGTGGAGCACGATTTGGCCAGTGTATATACTCTTTGTCTGAAGTCTTCATCAGATTAACAAGAAGCGGCATGATAATTTTTTCAAGTTCAGTAACTTTTCCAGCAACTTCATCTTGAGCCTGTGCAATAGCAAGTTGAACATCATCAGACTCTTCTGCTTGTCGGCGCTGAAGTAGCAAGTCAATTTTGTCTTCAAGTGGAGCAAGAGAATTCAATACGATTCGATTGATATCATTCTCATCAATAGAAGGCGGTGTGCTTTCTGCCTCTGCTTGATTGGATTTAAACTCCGCTTCGTCAACGGCACTAAAGCCGAAGTCAACGTTTGAATATTCTGCTGGGATATTACTCATCCAAAAAAGTCCTCTAGTGTGTTCTGCTTCTCAGATGACCAACCAATCTCTTTGAGAATATTATTCATTGGTTCTACATATGACTTATCAAACTGCATGTCATAGTCAATGTATTTCTCAAGATTCAATTCAACTGGCATGATATCAGGAAAGGCGAAAACGTTTTCTCGAATCGGATTTGGTACTTTCATATAGAAGAACTTAATCTTTTCACCGTTATTGATAATCCGATACTTCTTATCCAGTTTATTATTTATTATCGTGCGATTATATAGAATTGATGCACGAACATGAATAGGAGTACCTTTAGTATATCCATCAACACTACGGTCGTCTTGATACTTACCAACATCAGATACACCACGAGGGAACGCAACGTCTTCAACAGGAAGTTTACGAAACGCAACACGAGCATCAGCAATAAACTTTTGAACAGCAGTTTCATTTTCATTCATAATCACATCAAGTGTTTTCTCAATCAACTTACGACAAACTTGTGGAGTAGATGAACGAACAGATTCAATGCCAGTAATCTTCATCTTTGGTTTTGCATACTGAACGCCTTCGCTATTCAATACGTTAGCAATATATCGTTTCTTACCAGTAATAATCATTTTACTCGCAATGATTTCTCGTTTCATAACCATGCGCTGTTCATATGCATTGACAAGAGTTTGAAGTTTGCCATAGCATTCATCAAGCAATGGTTCAATCTTTTGTTCTGCTACCTTGTCAACAAACGCTGAGATTTTATCGTCATCTGCATTAGGCATTGTCTTCTCAACAAGGTCATCAAGGCAGACATAGATACTGTCAGTATCACTCGCCAGAATGTAATCTTTATTTGTTTTCAAAATATTCTGAAGATACGCATTGACAGTATTTGCTGCCCAACGAACAGACAATTGACCAGAGATAGTAATCGCTTCAGCCATGCGAATATCATAGTAACGAAAGTGAACATTACTCAATGCACCATAGAGAGAGTTGAGTAGGATTTTCAATGCCATCTGCTGATTGTGAAGTTGCGTTCTATTCCGTTCAAGTTTGAATAGCTCAACTTCAATCTCTTTTATTCTCTTTTTCTTTTCTTCGTTGTTCATTTATATTTTCCATTACGATTCTATCAATAACTTCGTGGTCAGTAATGCCTCTACTCTTTAGTATATCTCTAATGATATCATAAGTCAACCAATATTGATGGGTTTCTTTTGACATTGAGTTTTATTCCTATGTTTCTTTAGATTACCTGGATCCCACATTTTACCACAACATTCTGTTTTGGGTAATGGTATTCTTCCCTTGATATACCCTTTTGGGGGCAACTCATCGTGTCCCAATCTCATTTGTTCTTTTGTTTCTGGATCGTGAAACCATTTCATACTATATTTTCTGATTTTTTGTTTTTCTCTGTATGATGTTCCTGCTCCTTCTTGATAATCATCGGGAACTTCTTCTTCTTCTTTCAAGTAGATATTTTTACCAGTTTCAATGTGATGATACATTTTTCTTCCACGTAATCCATTTTCTCTCATTTTTTCTAATGTGGAATCTTTATGGTTCTTATTATACATTGGGTTTTTTTCACCAATTTTGGAGGCTTTTATATTATCGCAATGTTCTTCTGTAAATATTTTTCCGGTCAACGCAGCACTGATTTTTTTTGCTCTTTCCTTGTCACCTTTCAATAAACGAGTTATATATTTTCTTGCTGATTCATATAATACACTTTTACCTTCACAAACTCGTTTCATCATTTTGAAAGCATACCAAAGATTTTGATGATCTGGATATGCTTTTGCTAACAAATAATGAGCGATATAATGTTCTCTGTATCCAAGTAAGATAATATTTTCTTCTTCGTCGGTACCGCCAATACATTTAGGAACTATGTGGTGCCTTTCGCCTTCATTTGGTGGATTATTTCTACTGTGCTCTAATAGTTTTAGATATCTGTTATAGTAATGATTATTCATATTTCATACTCCAATCTCTTTCCATATAAAGTATTTATAAGATTGAAGTTTTTGAATAGTCTATACGGATTTTATAGAGGCGAGTTCTAACTTCAATGCTTCAATATCTCGTTCAACACTAAGCATATCTTTTTTAATCTGAGAACGTTCAGCATATAACTTATCAATGATGTTTGGGAACACACCCTTCTTTTGATTTGAAAACAATTGACCAGTAGCAGTCATGCCATGATTTTCTGGAATATCAAACTGAGTTCCTTTCAATAAAGAATCAACATTTGCTCCAGGTATAATACCATTGACAATCGTTTCTGGACTCATATTATATTGCATAATCAAATGTGGATAGAGACTGTTGAGGTCAAAAGAACATACCCACTTGTGCATACCCTTGATTGGATCTTTGACATAAGCGCCTTCGATGCTTCGGTCATTCATTACTGGTTTCTGTTCAGTAAGAACGATGTTCTGCTTCTGAAGGATGTTATAGATGTATGTATCCCATATCTTTGTTGAACCGAAAGCCACATCATAATTCACATTTGCTTTATGAGCCAAAGTCATACACAGAGAAATCAAACCCATCTTATCATCAAGACGTTCTACCAACTGAACATCTTTGATGTTGTAGTCAATAAACTTCTGATGGTCTTTCGTGTAGAGTTCGTTGAGAGACGCAAATTCAGAGTAGTCAATCTTCTTCTCACCAAGAATCACACTCGCAACATGGTTGAGTGAATAAGATTCCATGGTAACGTATGTAAACTTTTTGAACAATCGCATATAGTCAAGTTGCGACATACCAGAAATACTGAATGAAATCTCGCCAGTATACTTGTCGGTTCTCATTGAAGGCACGAGACGATTAATTGAGTATCGCTTCGTTTCTTCTTCACCGAACAATCGAGTTGTACGATTGATGAGATATGGAATATCGAAACCTTCAGAGTTCCAACCAGTGACAACATCTGGATAATTCATCTGCCAGTATGCAAGAAACTTTGTCATTAAGGCATGTTCGTCTTTGCATTGAACATAGTCAATCTTGATATCGTTTATCATACATTTTGAAGAATCATACTCGCCGATGCCCCACGTATGATAGATGTGGTCTACATTATTCTTAACCGTAATCGCAGTAATAGGAAATGCCGCATCTTTAGGATGAGGAAAGCCTTGGTCAGATTCAACTTCGATATCAATGAATGTGACATTGAGAATTGACCGATCAAACTCGCAGCCGTTTGGAAACTTCTTGTTGATGAACTGAGCAATATAGTCAGTATTACCATAGACATTGAAGTTGGATGCAGTATGAGTTTCAATGAACTCTTTACATTCTCGCATCGAACCAGGTTGAATGGCATCGACGTTAGTGCCATCAAGAGTTCGATACTTTGATGGTTTGTTGGTTGCGAGAAAAAGAGTAGGCTCGAACTTTTCACGAGTCACTACTCTTCTGTCATTTTCATAACCAACATAGAGAATGCTGGAACCGTATCGGGAAACATTTGTGTAGAATTTTGTCATATTTGTATATTACTACTTTCATCATCAAATGTCAATAGAAAAAGAGGGAGCCGAAGCCCCCTCTCTCATTTAGTCTTCAGTCAGAAGTTCAGGTTCTGACTTTACTTCAAGCAGTTTATCTCCGGTCGTAACTTCAATTTTCTTAGGCTTTTTACTATCGGGGATAATGTTTTTAAGGCTGATCGTGAGCATACCGTGTTCGAGGTGTGCTCCTTGGATTTCAATTGTGTCAGCAAGTGTGAATTGCCGAGTGAAGGATCGATTAGCAATCCCTCGATGAAGAAGATTAACTTCATCCTTTTCTTCCACCTTTCCAGTGACTGTGAGTTTTGCATCCTCAAGCGTCACGTCAAGATCCTTTTCAGTGAATCCAGCCACTGCCATCTCAATAGAGTAGTGGTCTTCATCCTGTTTGAGAATATTATATGGTGGGTACTTTGATACTGGTGTTTCCGCTGCTCTGTGAAGATCATCAATATGTCTCCAAAGACGGTCAGCACCAACAAAGAAAGGGTCAAATTTACGAATTGAATCATATGTAGTCATAGCTACCTCCTTAATAAGCGAGATTTATGTTAAGAGGACCCATCAGGCATCCTCACTATTATTTATATATCACCATCGATAATATACATACTTTTTAATTTTTTCCAAGTCTCTTTCCAATCTTTCACTTGGAACACTTCACCTCTTCTTTCATCAATAATTCTTTTTGCAAGAGTGTAGTCATTACCACCCTCTTCAGTTCTATCGCCAAAAAAACAGATAGAGTCATTGTTTTTAAAATTATCTAATACCTGTGCTTTGTCTTTTCCTTTTGGAAAGATATCGATACTAATTTCTCCACCAACATCTGCTTGGAGTTCGTTAGCCCAACGCCAGTTGATTGCCGTAGCAATCTGTGACCGTTCATTGTGTTTCTTATCCCATTGATAATATAAGTCTCGTTGTTCTTGAGTCGCATCTCGACCAACAACTGAGAAGTTTAACATACCAGGTCTGCGCTCAATATGATTACCACACTTTTCTGTATAATGTGTATACTCCAAACAAATCTCAAGATAATCAATTAACGTATCTGGAGCAGTCCAACCAGTAGTGGATTGAAGTTTTCCATTCTTGTAAATTTCATTACCAGAACAATTAAACGAGTATTGTGCAGCAGCAAATACATCGGAACCAACTTGCTCAATGGTCTTTGCGTTGTCACTACCCGTAACAAAACACACTTTGAATTTCTTTTGAAATTTTAAAAAGTATTGTTTGAATTCTGGATCCATCTCACCACGGCTTGGTGTCAATGTTCCATCTACGTCAAAAAGAATGATGTTCATAATATAAAGTTAGCGAGGGGTAGGAAAAGGAGAAAAAACTACCCCTCGCATTACCTTATGCTGCCGCTAGAGCACGGTAGCCTGCAGCAACAACCTCACGTGAAGGAGTGCCGAGACGGTAGAAGTTCTTTGTCTCGCCCTTGCTATTTGTTGTTGGGTTAGAATAGATAGCAAACCCCTGCATACGAAGTGCGGAAACAGTAGCACGAGCATTGCCTACACCAAAACGAGATTCAATCTGTTTTGCTGTTAGTTTTTCGCCGTTCTTTAGAGCAGCAAGTACTTTTTCTGTCTTAGTCATATTATATTCACTTTCTTTCAGTTTTTAAAACAACGACGATCTTTCTACTGAAGGCTTCCGTCATTCCTACCTGCGTCTTAAATTTATACACGTTACAGGTTTAACAGCGTTTATACTCGCTCGTGTTATTATTAATATACTCTATCCAATTAAATAAGTCAATAGTTTTTTTGATTGGCGGAAAGGGTGGGATTCGAACCCACGGTACGTTGCCGTACGGAGGTTTT